GTAAAGCCGACGCGTCGGCAGCGTTCGGCGACGAGCGCCGCCAGATCGGCGAGGCCGACCTTGCCGTTCAGCCAATGGCCGAGCGGATAGAGATCGCCGTCCGACCAGAGATCGGCGCGTCCCGGCCAGGCGGGATAGGGCCGTGCGTCCCATGTCCAGATGCCGAAGGCCTCGATCATCCGGCCGCTGTAGACGCCAGAGACCGGGTTATTGGCGCCTGAAGGCGCCCAATAGGCGAGAACCGCTTCGAGCGCGCGGCGTTGGATCAGATCGTCGCGCGTGCCCTTCGAGAAGGAGGGCAGGAAGCTCTCGGACGACTTCGGATCATAGAAGACGTTGGGCTGGTTCGCGCCCTTGTCGGCCGAGGGCACGCCGAGTTCGCAGAACCAGATCGGCTTCATCTGCGCGAGCCACGCCGTCGGCGATCCGCTTTCGACGCCGCCCAGGCGGTCGTAGTGCCGGTTAAGCCACCAGTTCCGCAGATCCTTCGAGCGGAACACCCATGGCTTGCCAAAGGCACCGTCAGTGATTGAGGTGCGGGTCTGATTGTTGCGCGCGGTATCGCTGGCATAGAACCAGCTGAAGAACTCGCCGCCTTCGATGTTCGATTGCAGATAGGCGCGATCATAGATCGACGGCGCGCCTGCGATGCGGTCGAGATGGCCGGTGCCGTCGCGCCAATCGGCGAGCGGCGCATACCAGTCGATCCCGACGAAATCGATGTTGCTGTCGGCCCAGAGCGGATCGAGATGGAAGAAGACATCGTTTGAACCATCGGCGGGTCGATAGCCGTTGTAGTCCGACCAATCGGCGGCGTAACTCACCTTCACGCCGCCAGCGAGAATACCTTTCACGTCAGCGGCGAGGGTCTTAAGCCGAGCGACGGCCGGGAAGTTGGTGGCGCTGTCACGCACCGAGCAGAGCGCGCGGAATTCCGATCCGATCAGGAAGGCGTCGATGGTTCCGGCATCGATCGCGTTCACCGCCGCGCAGAGCTTGGCATAGTGCAGGATGAACCGGCGCAGGCCCCATTCGGCCGGGCCGGAATAGCTGGTCGCGACCGCATCGGTGCTGGCGTTGACCGACACCGTGACGTGTGAGGCGAGGCAGGCGCCGAAGAAGGCCGCAACCTGCGTTCCCGCCGTCGCCGTCTTGTCCACCGTGCCGGATTGGCCAGCGGCGGGATGGCAGCTGATCCGCCCGCGCCAAGGATAGACGGGTTGGCCGGTGCCGCCATAGGGATTCGGCAGAGCATTGCCGGCGGGCACATCCATGAACACGAACGGATAGAAGACAACAGCATAGCCGCGGGCTTTCAGATCGCGGATGGCGCGAACGACGGTATCGTCCGACGGCGTGCCGCCATAGGCGGGCTTACCCGCGCTGAGCGACATCACGAGCGCGCCAGATCGCGCAAGTCCGTGAACCATCCAGGCGTCGGGCGTCGTTACTTTGTTGGCGACCTCGACCTTCGGGCGGATTGTGCAGGAGCCGCAGCGCAGATCGTCACCGAACCAGCCGACCACGAGAAACACGGTATCAACGTTCGGCAGCGAGGCTTTCAGATCATCAAGCGCGACCGACCAGTCCGAAGTCGAGCGCCCGGCGCTGTCGTTTTCGGGTGTGGTGGAACCGCCGCCGAGATCGCGCTTCTGGACCTTGGTGTCATAGGCGCGCTCCCCCGCGCCCGGGATCATGGTGACGGCGCGCACGATGGTCTCAAGGCTGTCGCCCGCTGTGGAGGAGACGCGTCGGAACACCTCGAAGGTCAGCTGCGGCAGGCGATTGCCGAACTTTTCGAGCGCGAGATTGTCGAAAACCACATAAGCGGTGCCGCGATAGGCGGGCGCATTGCCCGACCCTTCGACGCCTTCGATCAGCGGATCGGGCGACTGGCTCGTTGCGCCGCGATAGACCCGCATGGTGATGCCCGCGAGCGAGAGCGGTTTGCCATCGGCCCAGATCCGCCCGATCCGGTCGATCGGCCCTTCGCACAGCCCGACTGCGAAGTTCGCGAAATAGGAATAGGTGGTGGACGTGACCGATCCGCCGCCGCCACCGCCACCCTTGCCGCCGCCTGAGCGCTGCGTGGTCGTCGTCGCCACTTCCTTGAACTTGGTCGCCCAGATGATCTGGCCCGCGATCCGCACCCGGCCGGCGATCTCGGGCATCGCCGCGCCCTCGGTTGAGGCCTGAACCTGCAAGCTGTCGAGACGCGGCCCTTCCTGCGTCGTGTTGCCCATCGACGGGCCGAACAGCCGGTTGTCGATGAAGCTGCCGACAGCGGTCGCCGCCGCCGCAGCTGCGATCTGGACAAACGCTGAGGCGCCCGCCGTCAGCGCGGAGGCTGCGGCAGTGAGGAGCAGAACGGCCATTTGAGGATCAGGTCCGGATCAGATCTCGGGAAAGCGGAAAATGAAGCGCAGGCGGTTGCGCCACCACGGCACGAGCGAAACTTCCGCCACCGGATGAGATTCGATGGCGTGGATCATGCGATCGGGCGCGACGAGGATCGAGCAATGCTTGGCGGGCGCGTTGTCGTTGATGGCGAAGAGCAGGAGATCGCCGGGCTCGAAGGCATCGAGGGCCAGCGGGATCATGTGGCGACCAGCGGCATCGGCCAGCGTCTCTTCACGCAGCGTCTCAGCCCAATCGCGCGAATAGGCGGGCGGGTGTTCGGGATCGGCGCCATAGACGGCGCGCCAGACGCCGCGCACGAGGCCGAGACAATCGCAGCCGACGCCCTTGAGCGCCGCCTGATGGTGATAGGGCGTGCCGATCCACGAGCGCGCCTCGGCGATGATGGTCTCCCGGATCGTCATGTGATCTTGCCGCCGTCGTTTCCGGCACCCTGGTTCGGATAAGACATCGCGAAGTCGGTGCCCGGCATGTGTGGGAAGCCGCCGAAGTTGACCGTGTTGGCGAAGCGATCCCGGCACGTGGCAAACGTTCGGTCGCAGCCCGCCGTGGCGCTGAACGTGTCGCCGACCACCACCGGAGCGCCCATCGGCAGGGCAATAGCGATCCGTGAGACGCCAGCGCTGGAAGAATGCGCCTTGATCTCGACCGCGAGGCCGTTGTTCACGCCGGAAGTCCAGACCAGTTTGCCGCGCGTGAGCACGCCCGATGCGACACCGGAAAGGCCGGAGGCGAGGAATTCGAAAGCATCCAGAACCTGCGTGACGGCACCGGTACCGTTGCGCCCGGCTGCATTGAGATCGATCCCGCAGCGCGCGTCGCCCAAGTCCCAGGCGCAGGAGCGCTGGAAGATGCGGCCTGCTGGTTGATCGAGCTTGGCGGCAAGGCCGCGCAATTCGGCGGAGAAGGCGAGCTTGCCGCGCGCGACCTGCCCGAGATTGCCAGCGCGCAGCACAACGCGCTGCGCCACGTCCGACCAGTTCACCAGATAGATCGTGACGGCAGCATCATCGTAGCGGCCGCCGTGGAGATCGTCCTCGGTGAGCGCATCGGACGACAGCGCGCCCTGCACATCGAGGTTCGAGACGGCCAGGCCGAGCTGGCCTTCGATTGCGGTCGCAGTGAACCCAGAAGCCGCCTTGTAGGTGACGGCATCGAAGACGAGATCGCGGTCGAAATCTGTAAAGCCCATCACCACTCCATCGCGTCGGTCCACCCGCCAGCAGCGGCACAGCGTCGTAAGCCCACCCGCAACGTGGGTTGCGAGCGCGGGAGGGAGAGTTTTCATTCGAGGACTTCCACGAGGTCGATGTTGTTGACGATCTGCAAGTCCCAGGCGTTCGCCTGAACCGGCAGGCTGTCCGTGTCGAAGCGGACGGGAACATCGAACTGGAAGGAGGCGGTCGGTGCTGATCCCGGCGCGGAGGCGAAGGTGATCCGGCCCGTCAGCGTATCGATTGCGGCAGGCGTAACCGGGCTTCCGGCAATCTTGACAGTAACCGATCCGGCAACCGGCTTGGTGATCGTGCGGACGTGCTCATAGCCTGAGCGGTTGTAGCGCTTAACGATCTGCCAGACGGTCGGCGTGATCTGCACCATCGCCTGATCGGCGGCGTCGAAATCGTTCCACTCCTTGAAGCGGAACGAATAGGCCCGGCCCTTCACGACATGGAAATGCGCGATCACCGCCGCCATGTCGGCGCGGCTGCGAATGCCGGTCGAAATGTTCCAGCGGCCTCGGGCTTGCGACCAGTTCACGTTGCGCTGCTCGGCGCCCGAGGCGAGCGTGACGATCTGGGTCGAAAATCCCGGCCCGCCGGTGGCGCCACGCCCGACTGAGCCGGGGAAGGCGATATCGAGAAACGGCTGCGGCATCACATCCCTCGCATGCCGGAGCGAACGGCGCGCGCCAGTCCCGCCGCGATCTGGGTGCGGCTGGCGTCAAAGGCGGTCGGGTTCGGCGTCTGGATCGTGACGTTGACGACCGCGCCGCTGGATCGGGCATCGCCGCGCTCATAGGCGCGTGCCTCTTTCCGGTTCAGCACGCGCTCGCCCCGTTGCAGGATCGCCGGCACCTCGTCGGGCTTGAGATAGGCGCCGTCATGGAACCGCGGCGCACCCGCAAAGACGTGGACCGGAACCATGCGGCCTACGCCACCCGCGCCGACCAGCCCGCCCTCGTGGAATAGCCGCGAGAAGATGCTGCCGAGGATGCCGCTCCCTTGACCGAAGGTCGGCAGGTTCGAGCCGAAAAGCAGGTTCTTCAGGGGATTGAGCAGAGCGAGCTTGATCATCTCGCGGTTCAGATCCTGAAGCGCGAGGCGTCCCGCATCGGCCCATGATTTCCAGTCGAGTTTGCCCTGCGCCAGCACGTCGGCGAAGCGATCGAGTGCGGAACCGACAGCGGACTCGATCGCGCGATAAGCAGCGTTCTGCCGCTGAAGCTCCTGCGTCAGGCGTTCGATCTTGCCGGCATTTTCGACGATGGCGCGGCCTTCTTCGCTCGCGAGATTGATCCCGCGCGAGCGCAAGCCCTGTTCGGCGCGCAGCTGGGCGATGATGACCGAGCGTTCGGAGGCGCTTTGGCCGATCAGCCCGATCTGCCGTTGCAGTAGGGTGATCTCGTCTTTCTGATCTTCCAGCGCCTGGCGACCGGCAAGTTGGCGATTGAGTTCGTCGATCCGCCGGGCATTGCCGATGGCAGATTGCCCTTCCGGGCTTGCCGCATCGATCCCTCGCTGGCGCAATTGCTGCATGGCGCGAAGGGTTGCCAGTTCCTCGGAGCGCTTGGCGACGGATGCGCCGACAAGTGCAACTTGACGTTCCAGCAGTGTGATCTCGTCGCGCTGATCGCGAAGCTGTTCCTGGCCGCGCAGCGTCCGGTTCAAGCCTTCGATCTGGCGGGCGGAATCGATATAGGCGCGGGCTTCCTCGCTCGCGAGATCGACGCCGCGGCGGCGAAGCTCCTGTTCGGCGCGCATCACGGCCAGTGCATCGCCGCGCGCTGCGACGGTCGAATTGATCAGCGTAACCTGCCGCGTCAGGAGTTCGATCTCCCGTCGACGATCCTCGTTCGCCGAAAGGGTCTGTGCGCGTTCCTGTTCGACGAAGAGCCGACCATAGGCTTCTCGCATCCGCTCAATGATGCGGGTAAGGGTTTCCTTCGCTTCGCCCTCGGCCAGCGCCTGGGCCGTCAGGAGCGGGCGAAGCGCCTGCTCAACCTGCATCACCTGCTGGGCCTTGGCGGAGGCGAGCGAACCTGCCGCAACGGCGTCATTCACGCGCTTCTGGGCGGAGGCTTCCGCCGTCAGATCGGCAACCTGCTTTCCTGCCTGCGCCGCCTGCTCGGCAATTCGTTCGCGCAGCGCCTGGCGCGCGCGAGCTTCGGCATCGATGCCCTCGCGCGCCTGATCGATCAGGCCGGTCTTGCGGGCTTCCGCGCGCTCGGCCGCCGAGGCACTTTCGAGATAGGCGTTGGCCAGGGCCAGCGTCGAACGGATCGACACCTCCGTGACCGAGGATTGCGTGACGACGGCCTGCGTTGCCGCATCGACCGCCGGTCGGAAGCGGGCCAGTTCAGCCGTCACGCGCCGATAGGCGGCTTCGACTTCGGCGACATCGGCAAGCTTGGAGCGCGAGAGGGGATCATCAAGCGCCGCGCGCAAGGTCGCCTGTTCGCGGCGCAAACGTTCGAGATCGCGCGCGCCGGGAATGATATCGCGGGCGGTTTCACCGGCCCGCACCGACAATTCGTTCGCCCGCGCTTCTGCGGCGAGTCGAGCAGCGCGCTGCTGCTGATCGGCAAGCTGGGCTTCGATCTCGGCGATCCGACGCTCGACCTGCGGCAGCATCAGCGGCACGACATTGCCGCGGATGTTCTCGCGCAGGCGGTCGCGCTGCCATTTCAGGAGATCCAGTTCTTCGGATGGATTGCGGCCATCGACCGCGCGATCCACCGCCTTGCCGATGGCGTCAAAAGCGTTCGAGGCCTGGCGGGCGACATAGTTCCAGGCGCGGCCGAAGGCGTTGGTCGCCTGTTCGGCATCGGCCAGCGCAGGGACGAGCGCATTCAAAAGAACCCGCTGCGCCTCGGTGCGATTGTTCTGGTCAACCAGCGTGCGAATGTATTGCCGCGTCTGATCGTCGAGGAAAGCGAGCCGCGAATTCAACTCATCCGCGCCGCGTACCGGATCGGCCAGCGCGGTTGCGAGCTGCTCGGCTCCGGCCTTGGTTTCGACGCCCATCGTGACGGCGAAGTTGCGGGCGATGCCGATGGCGCGGCCCATTTCCTCCGCGCCGACCTTGCCGGTGCGCAGGAAGGCTACTTCCATCTCGCGCGCGGCCGTGACCGAGACCTTGCCGGTGACGCTCGATGACTGGGCAACCCGCTCAAGTTCGGCGGCGGTCGCGCTCGAGGCGCGGCCAGCGCCCATCAGCGCGGTGGTGACAGCGCGCGTTGACGCATCGTTCGCCACCCAGGCGGCGTTGAGGCCGACGACCGCCCCCGCAACCCCGATCGCGATCCCGCCCACCACGCCGAGCGCCGAGCCGAAAGCGGCAATCGTTCCGCGCAAGCCGCCGAAGGCCTGCGTCACCTGACCGCCCTGCTGCATGAGGATGGTCATCGGCGACATGCCGGTGGACATCGACGCCACCACGTCGTTGAACGTGTATTGCAGCGTCAGAAGCTGGTTGCGGGTGAGGCCGGTTGCGCCGCCCACACCCTTGATCGCCTGCGATGTCTGGTCGAAGCGCTGCTTCGCCAGCGCCTGCGCGGCGGTGTGTTCAGCCGAGGTGATTGCGCCACGCTTGGCGAGCGTGGCGTATTCGGCGAGTTCCTGGTTCAGACGGGCCTGTGCCGCGCCGAGAGGGTCGATCGCGGCGCGCAGCGCATTCGCCCGTGCCGCGAAGCTTTCCGCCTCCCGCGCCGCTTCCTCGAAGACACCGGCGGAGTCGCGGGCGGATTTCGGGATCGGGCGGTCAACGTTCAAAACGGTGTTGAACCGCTTCTGCGAAGCGTCGGCTTCGCCAGCCATGCGCGCGGCTTCGGCCAGACGCTTCAGCCGCGCGACCTCGCGGTCGGTTGCAGCGCCGGAACGGTCCATCGCCTTTTCGACCGAGCCGAAGGCCGCTTGCCCGGATTGTCCGACCTCCTCGAAGGCGCGCTTGATCTCCGCCTTCCCCTCAACGCCGAGGCGGATGGAGACATTCGTGGCGCTCATGATGGATCAGCGTTCCGGCGATAGGCGTTGACGACGATGGGTTCGATCTCGGGCAGGACATCGACGAGAAGCGGGTTCAGCGCGCCCATGGCGTGGGCGAGCATCAGGATCGCCCCGAAGTCGAGCGCATAGACGCCGCCCATGACGGCCCGCACTTGACCAGCCGAGCGGCGGATTACCGCCCAGGCGAGCAACCCCTCTGATGTCTCGGGCTCGTGTTCGTCATAGGGACAGCCCGCACAGCGCGAAGGACAGGCGGCGCAATAGCTTTCGCCGCCGTCGAAGTGCCATTCGGCGAGGGCGATCAGACGTTTTTTTCGTCGAGCCTCGTCAGCGCCGGGCCGACATAGAGACGGTCGATGGCATCGAAGGCGGGCCAGAGTTCGAGTAATTGCTCGATGGCCTCCTTGTCGGGATCAACCGGTTTACCCTTGGCGTCACCGATGCCCTCCCAGGCCACAATGCCGGTATGGGCGAGCGCGCGGGTGAAGGCCGCGCCCGCCTCCATCGTCGCCTGTTCGCCGCCTGCCTTCAGCGCTTCGCCGGCAGCTCCGCGCGCGATCAGCATGGCGGCGACAGAGACGGGGCGGAACTGGATGCGCACGCCGGGCAGCAAATCGAGCCAGAAGGGTTCGGCGGACACGGGTTCGAGTTTGAGCATGGTGGCTCCTTCGGTTTGAGTGTTCATGGGCGACGATGAAGACCGTTGGGAGCCCAAATTTGGCCCCTGCGCGGGACGGCTGTTCTGAAGTATTGAAAGATCGCAGGTGTCTTGCGAAACGCCGCAAGTACCGCTCGGAACAGGAACTTTGTTGTGAAGATAACCGCTGGATTTTCAGGTCGGGAACAAGCGCTCTCAAGCTTCTACGCCGCGACGTTCACCGTCTCGGAAGGGGGTGAGGAAGGTGCGCTGATCGGTGGCCTGGTTCGTGACCTGCTTTCATCGACATCGGACGAGGACATCCGCGTCTTTTGTGTTGAGGAAGACAGCCAGATCATCGGTGCTGCAATCTTCACTCGGCTGACCTATCCGGATGACCCGCATGTCGTGTTCTTGCTTTCACCGATGGCCGTTGCGTCGGAGCGTCAACGGAGCGGCATCGGTCAGGCTCTGCTTCGCCACGCTTTGGCAGCCCTGCGCGCTGAAGGCGTCCAGATTGCCATGACCTATGGAGACCCAGAGTTCTATGGGCGAGTTGGCTTCAGGTCCGTGACCGAAAATCAGGCCCGCGCGCCCCTGCCACTCAACCTCCCTCACGGGTGGATAGGACAGTCGCTCACGGATGAGGCGATGCCAACTCTTCAAGGACCATCAATCTGCGTCCCTCCATTGAACAGGAACGATGTGTGGTGACCTGCACGTCCGGTCTGTAAAGCGCACACAGGTGCTGCCCAGCCCGACGTGGCTCAATAAGAAGCCACGTCGTTCGTCAGAACGACGGTGCAGGTCTTGTTCAGGACCGGATCGAGCGCGGCCTGCCAGGCGAAGGGCATCTGAATGCCGCCCGGCCCCTGAATTTGCCGGTTGCCGCGCGGCAGGAAGACGCGATGCGCGGTGAAGAGCAGGGACCGGCTGGCGTCGATGGTCCAGCCGAAGGCGATCTCGCACGGCGTGCGGGCGGTCGCCTGATCGAGCAGGCTCGTATCCTGAAACCGCGCATTGAGATTGCCGGAGCATTTGACGATGCCGGGATCGATATCGGCGATGCGCCCGTCGGAGCGGATGACCTCGATCTTTTCGAGGTTGTTCGAATACATCAGTTCCGCCGATACGATGTTGCCGAGCACCGCGCCATTACGCGTGATCGAACCCTGAAACTGGCTGAAGCGCTCGACATCGAGAACGGTCGGCGTGCCTGAAGCCGTCGCGGTGGCTGTCGCCTCGCCCTGGGCGATCACGTTGACGGTTGCCGAGAGAAGCCCGGAGCGCTGTGCCTGGACGGACAGGCTGTTCGCCCGCGCGCCGTAGTTCATGCCGAAGAACGGCACGTCGGGAAGCCCGACCTCGATCGAAATCGACGGCAGGGTTTGCGTGCCGGAGACGAAGGTGTGGCCGTTGGCGCCGCCGCTGAGCGTTGCGCCCGAGACCGTGCCATTCGAGGCGGGCGTGGTGGACGCGGCGATTGTGAAGCTGTTGCCGCCAAGGCCGAGCGTATCATGCGTGATCGTCAGCGTGTTGCCGCCGGTCTGGGCATAGGTCGCAGCCGCGACTGCCGGCACGACACTGGCGTTGAGGGCGGTCACGGCATTGGTCAAAGTCGCGCCGAGATTCGCTCCGATCTGGATCTGGTTGCCGGTCGGCGCGGAGGAAACGAAGGTGAAGGCGGTTCCGGCGATCGTGATCGTCGCGTTTGCGACGGGCTGGGCGGAAAACAGGATTGAACCCCTGGCCGCCACCGACGCGGCGGTCGTCGGGTTGCCGAGCAGCGCCTTCAGCCAGAAGCCGATGTTCCGGTGATCCATGGGCACGACGATGTCGCTTTCGTTCGACACCACGTCATAGGCTGGCGTCAGCGGATCTCGGCCATAGCCGAGGAGATCGCTCTCGATCAGGGATTGCTCTTCGCCGAGATTGGCCGAGACGAAGGGCAGCTTGCGAAAGCCCGTGCCGGGCGTGATGCCATAGGTGGCTTCAAACACCGCAGCCATGACGGCGTTGGCGCCGCGTGCGCGTGCCATGGGAATACTCCTATCGTTGTTGGTTCAGTTCAAAGGATCGGTCGTCGCGTAGACGGCGAGGATCGCGAGATCGGCAAAGCGTCCGGGCAAGGCGCCGAGCGCTTCGATATCGTCCGTCACCGGCGCTTCGGCTTCGATCCAGTCGCAAAGCCCGCCGAGCGTCCGGTTCGCCATGACCGCCGCACCGATCGCCCCTAGCATGGCGTCCACCACCTGCTCGCGGGTGAGGGTGGCGCTCTCGTAGGTGGCGATCTCAAGCGGGATGCGGTGCGAATAGAGGTAGGTCAGCGGCGAGAGGCTGACCTCCGGTTCGCCCGGATCGCCGTCGCGGATCACGACCAGCCCGCCGGGCGGAATGCGTTCGGCCTTTGCCAGATTGCGCTTTACTTCCGCGCCCGGCAGGGCAGCGGCGACGAGCGCCTTCACCGCCGCAAGGACGGTTTCGCGTTTCGAAGCCATGGATGACGAGCTTTCAGGATTGCGGCCAGTGCCGCGCGATCAGCGAGGGCACGCGCGCGGCTTGCCGTTTGGCGGCGCTCTCGACATCGAGCCGCTTCTTCAGCGCGACCTGCGGAACTAAAATGAACACGATGACGCTGGCCTGTCCGGTCTTGCGGCGATTGCGGGCGGCAAGCCCGCGCGTGTTTATCCGGGCATCATCCGCGACCAGCAGCGAAGGACGGCCGCGGCGATAGACGAACCGAAGCTTCAGGCCGGTTCGCCGCCGCCAGCCTTCTGGCGTGATCTTTTCGCGCGAGCCAACGGCACTCCGTCCGCTCTTGCCGGCGGCGGCGGTCGGGATCGCCAGGAACAGGCCGCGTGCCGAGCGGATCACCACGCCCCGGTCAAAGGCATCGACGATCTTCGGCGCGCGCGACCAGACGTAGGCTGCGGCCTCGGCACTCTCGCCCACCTCGGGGAAGGTCTTTCCCCGCCATGTCCGCGACAGCCGTTCACCGAGCCCGGCCGCGACGACATCTTCGCGGAGATCCTGCTTCAGGCCATCAGCAGCGTCGCGCATGCCGGATGTGACGGCGCGTTCGATGTCCTTCTCGGTTTCAGCAAGCGCTTTGCCGAGATCGGGACGCTGGATGGTGAAGCGCATCTCCAAGCTTCTCGACTGTCGTAGGCGCGAGTTTGCCCTAGATTGATCGTTGGGTATGTTTGAGCTCGTCAGTCACATCGATTACTCCCGGCAATGACCACACAGAGTCGCGCAGTATGAAGCGATGAGCGTTGACGTGCTTTGTAAAGGTCGACTTCTCAATAACGACTGCGATCGGAATAAGGGCTGCCCGTGACACCGAAAATCCTTCATCAAGCAAAACGGCCGCCAGGATATCAAAGGGGTCTTTCAACAAGTTTCGAAGGGCGGACATCTGGCGCGATGGATTCTTCGCGGTCACGCGACGGCACTTGATCTGGAACCTGGTGCCACGTTCGTCCACGGCGTCGTACCCGGCCGAGGAATTGTTCTCAAGGTTCCAGCCAAATGAACGTGAAAACAGGATCTCCGCATAGTCACCAGACGGTCCGTTAGAACTTCGGATTATTTCACGCAACCTCAGCTCGTCGAGAACTCCTGCATGCAGCTTCAGCAATTCACTCACGGAAAGTGCTTTCAATTTTTCCATTGCATCACAGCCCGCAAGCAAAATGCCATGGCATCAATGCAGTAATGCTTATAGCAGG